AACTATTAAGCTCTCTGTAAATGATCCTGAAAAGTTTATGGTGTCGCCAGAAGAAACAGATCCCCATGCAATACTAGCAAATGTATTCCACGGTGTTGCTAAAGATCCATCTCCGCCGCCAGATGCCGACGATTCGCAATAAAATGTAGCCATTACTTATTCCTTAATTAGATTCTATTCTGGTTGCTGATTGAGTTGCTGATTTAATAACTCTATACTCTTGAGCTACACGCTTGTTGTTTTGAATAAAGCCACTAGTATCGTCTGAATTGATAACAACGCCCATTGTGCGCCACCCTATGCTTGCATCATTGACTTCAATGGTAACATACTCATTAGATCCCAACCTTGGCGCTGCAAAGATTTCTAACTCTTGGCTTGGCTGTATTGTAAACCCAGATGAGGTTGAAGATTCTGTTGTCGAGGGTATATATACATTTGCTTTAGGAGTTCCAGCGCCAGATCCTGGAGCAAGAACGTCTGCCCATAGTCTTCCACACTCTATTTGACCGTATTCATTTAAGTGGGCATCCCTATAATTATGTTGAGTCCCTTTAAGTAATAAAGTGCTTAACATTGGGCCTTGGAATGCTGAAGTTTCTGATATAACAGCTTCCATCGCTGGTTCAATAACTGCTGTAAATCCAGCTTGGTCGTCTGCCGTTGATCCTGTGCCGCCAACTTGAGATGAGCCAATATAAACCTGATCTGGCGCAATGTTTGCTACAGCCCAGTCGTATATATTTCTTACAGCCTGTTTGTAGTATGCTTGCTGTATTGTTCCAGTTGTTGCGCTTGTTGATGTGTATACACCGCTATCAAAGGCGGCATCTGCTTGACCGTGTTGAATCACAACTATACATCTATCAAAACTGTTAGACCACGATTCAAGATTGTTTTTTAGGTTGGTTAAATAGCTATTTGGATCAAACCCTGCATCTCCAGAGGCAAGAACTGTTCGAGAGTCTGCGCTTCCTGTTGATCCGCACCAATCTGTTATAAAACTTGTCCCACCAACGCCAAAACAATCAACTGTTTGAACCCATTGCTTATTGTTAATCCACATTTGCTCAGAAAGATATGTCCACATACCTGTGCCACTGTTTGGGCAACCAATTGTTGAGTGAGCTATCATATCACCCTGAACCATGCCTCCATTTGCATTAAAAAGAGTGTGATTTAGTGGCGGGCTTGTGGTGTCGGCAACTGTAATACTGTCTGTGGTGTACGCTATTACAGGCCGATCTTGTATAAAAGAGTTTAATCCACTTGGTTTTACTAAGCTAACTTCTGATGTTGTGTTGAATCCATGACCTGCGCCAATTGTGTAGACTGATTGACCTGCTGATCCAGCAGCAGAAGCGAGTATAGGGCGACCCATTTCAGGCTGCTCCCTTGACTCGTTAGACTGACCAATAACTACTAGCAATATATTTTCACTTCTTGCTTCTAATGTCATTTCCTTAAACTCCTACAACTTCAGTAGTTAATGTTTGGTATGGGTTTGTAATTGCCCAGTTCACAATTTTTGTTAAGTTGTGAGGTAGCCCGCCATTATCAAAAACCAAAGTATGTATATCCCTAAACTGCCCAGCAAAAGATTTTTCTGCTCCACCACCATCTCCTGCTATGCCAAAGCCGTAATATCCATCATTAGCATTTTTCAGAGAACCGCCAAGATCTACAATTTTCTGCAAAGACCCTGATTCATCAGCATCTCTTTGAGGATTACCGTCAACAAAAAACTGACAAAACTTTGTAGTGCCATCTATTGCTACAGTAACGTGATGATACTCGCCATCCATTATTTTTTCTGATAAAACTGATTGGACTGAATAAGTTTCGCCTTTAACGCTACTGTAAAAAGCTATTTCAACTTGACCATCAGCTCCAGAGTTTACAAGTGCAAAGCCAGCTTCAGCGGTTGCCCTAAAAACTGTCCCCGCAAGTCTTTGGTTTCCAGCAGGTGGAGACATTTTCAACCAAAACATTAATAAAAAACTATCACCTTGAACAAGGTCAAAATCTGGCTGAGGAGTAATAAATACTCCGCCGCTAGCTTGAGGTGTTCCTGCATTTTCTGATGTAGCGGTTGTAACCCAACCAGTGTTAGCAAAAAGACCTGCTGATGCGGCAGATCCAACGGTCATTGTGGTGCTTTTCGCAATATCTGCTGGTGTGCCTGACCCATCGTTGCATGGATAATGGCTGTGATAGGCTGTAGAGTCTGTCATTACTTATTCCTTAATATGTTTAGTATTTGCTTTTGATTATCCTTAATTTCTGCCCGCTCTTTCTGCGAATGCTCAACAGACAGTGTAACCACCGCCATAGCGGTCTTCAACTCTGCTAGATCTTTCTTCATTTGCTCTGTATGGGTTTGCGTTTCTTCAATAGCGTTCTTATTGTAATCTACCTGACTTCTTACATTGCTCCAAGCTCCAAGACCTACCGCTAAGGTAAGGAATACTGTAATTACATTGGCCATTGAGAATTCAGGGTTAATTTGCAAATCCATTTTATTTCCTTTCTACACCCTTAGACTTCTCGAAGCTACGCATACCACCAAGTCCCAGCATTCCTAAAAGGACTGGTAACATTGTTTCTAGCTCGATAAGGGGGATTGATATTTCAGATGAGGCCAACGCTAACACAAAGTTAGTCATTGGGATGAGTAAGAAGTTAGCCGCCATACCTAGACAGCAAGTCCAGCCGACAGCAGGTCGCCATCCGCTAACAAAGAGGCTGTGGTGCTTGGCCTCAGTGTTGTTAATTTCAAGTTGCGCTTTAATCTGCTCGTGCGCGTTTTTCTCTGCCATTGTGGCGATTTCGTGCGTAAGCTTCCTACGCAGATCTGAGTCAGGAATAGCTTTTTGCAGTAACGATGATATTGGTCCAATTAAAGCTTCTAACATAAGTCCTTATCTGCGAGCGTATGCGAGCAGTTCGCCGAGTTTTTTTAAGTGCCTCCCAGTAACGGAACGCTAAAGGGAGGCTGTCGGCCTGAGAGAGGGGGGACCGACCACGGTAGTATAGGGGCTAGAATCCTTGCTGTAAAATAAACGTGAAAAAAAGTTAATAAAGGTATGTTTTTCACTACAACATAACAAATTGGTAATGTATACTTAATGCCTGATCAAAGTGATCTCGGTCTTGAAGGATATGTCCGGCGAAAGCCTCCCTCACCGCTCAAGACTTAAAGCGCAAAAAGATACCTCACGGCGCATCTGAGTTCTAAAGACTGAACAGGAGGTGGACTACACGCTAGTAGAAGGCAGTCGAGTTTGCATAAAGCGTTAATTGCAGACTATCCAAAGTCCTAAATGCGACTAAGGGTAAAAGGAACCAAGTTTAGATCTGTTATAGGTCTTTACTGGGGTTCTTTTATCCTTCAGAACCTAATACTACCTTGCACTTCCGTACCCAACTCCTCTGTAAGCCCCGCAGTTACTGCATTCTCCTATACAAATACACGACACCTAGTACCATATTTGGTACACCTAAACGCTATATTCCTCTATAAGCTCTTGATTACACTCCCGATTTCCTATTTTGGCTCCGGTATATGGGGTGGATGTCCTAGCACAAAGAGGGCTGGCAAGTTGGGGGTGGGGGTCATATCCAGTCAGATCCAGAAGTCAAGTTAAATAGCTGTAATGTTGGTCCTATTATGTTTCGGGTAGGAAAACAAGTTAATTTTATTTAATGTTGATGTATGTATGATGTGGGATATTCCATTCACCTAATCTATATCATCACTAACCTTTATAACCCTATGGCATACCGTCAATATATCGACACAATAGCAAGTAACCGTCAGTGTTTTGACTACATTACAAATCTGTCATGTTATCAAATAATGCTTGCAATTATTCTCTGGCGATTTAAGCGATTTTATTCTAACCCTTGCCTTGGTATCAATTCTCTCTGCAAATGCCATGCGTAAAAGTCAATAGTAAAACCGTACAATTTCTAACCAAAACATTACGATAATGTAACTTGTAAGCTAGCTTTCAATCGGTATAATTATTTTATGGATCGGGCAATGATGCGCGACATAAAAGAGAGATAAGATCATGGCTAAACTACTTAAAGCATTTAACGAAGCACCAACACAAAAGAACGCGGCACGTTTACTTAAACACTTAAACAAGCATCCAATGTCTGCGTGCTTTGTAGATCAATCAACAATTGATAAAGCAAAGGAGGTGGCCGCATGATCAACTGGCATAATAAAACATTGAATAAAATGAAGTCCTTAAACGTTGAGTCTTTGCTATATATACGAAAAGACGCTTATCAAGCTGCAAAAGCTGGCGATGGTTGGAATCCTAAAGCGGGCCAATATTGGGATGAGTTCCACTATGCATGCATGGAATTAAAAAAGCGCGGTATTAATACTATCAATCTACCATTACAATCAAAAGAGGGTTAAAAAATGCAATATATAACAAGAGTTTTAACGAAAAGAGAAGTTCAAAACATGATAAAGGGTATCCGTTCTAGCGGCTTAAAGGTCAATAAAATAGACGGTGGCTATATTTGCAAGGCTATTGGACCGGACCAAAAAGAGCCAGTAGAAGTATTTAAGGCTATGAGCGGGAACAATAGCTATCTTGTGCGAATGGTTGACAATCTTTTCGCTTAAGTAGCTAGTTAGGAGCGGCTAGTAATAGTCGCTTTTATAGTAGTTATTTACCAACACACAAAAGAGGGTTAAACCATGCATACATTTCAACAACAATTAAATGATTCTCCATGTATTCCAGTCTTTGAAATTGAAGTTATGGACCTAGACGGTCAAGCTGATTACATACTTTGCGAAGTGAGTGTAAGAGGCAACCAATTAATAGCGCAACGGGATGCGGTGAGTAAAAAAGAAGAAAATCAGCCTAAAATAGCTAAATCCGCAGTTGACATAGATTCTGATTGTTTTTCATTAGATGAACACCTGCAAGACTTATATGATGAAATATGGCATGACATAGAATGCGGCGATTTATACGATTTAGCAAAGTAGCCACCTAGTAAACATTCTTTCGGGAGTGTTTACCATTGTAGTTATTTTAAACAATCAAAAAGAGGGTACAACCATGAAAGAACTAATGGCAATGCTAGATAATGATGAAGTAGTGACAATTCATAATTGCCCTACACTAAAAGCGCTAGGGGATTACATGGAATCACAAGGAATTGATCCCGATGATTATCGAATGGAAAAGATAGACGGCGGCGTAGAAGTGTGGAGGGCGTAACATGGAAAGAATTAAACTTTACGGCCAAACATACGCCAAAAACGACAAGGCTTTAGTAAATACGCTATTCAATGCCAGCGGCACCGCTAACGGCACGTTTAAGCGATACAAAAACCGCATAGAGCTAACGCATACTAGCGGCGAAGTTATGGCGGTAGTGAGAGCTATCGACGGCATAGTGCTATCAACTAAGGCTAACGGACGCTATATGCACTCGACAACCTCACAAGCCGACAAGCTATTTAGCGTGCCTGATAGCTTTATGGCGAAAACTGAACAAGCCGACGAACTATTACAAAATTGTAACTTGTAAGCTGGCTTACATCTACTAACATAAAAACATGGCAATAACGCCAAACAATAGAGGGTTATAAAATGAACAGATTAAAAAGCGACGTTAAACAGTACATTATCGACCAATTAGAGAGCGGTATCGGCTTAGACAATTGCAGCGAAGATTTGCACCATTACGTGCTAAACGAAGACTATTTCATTATCGGCACTTATAAGGCCGAGCAATGGCTAGGCGCTGATACATGGGAAGCTATTAAGCTTGTGCAAGAATACGAAGAATTTAATTTCGGCGCAGTATCAACTGATATAAGCAACGCTGAAGCACTTGCCAATATGGTCGCGTACATTCTAGGCGAGGAACTATTGCACAATTGTAAATGGCTTGACGATTGCCGAGAAAATAGCGAAGCAATACGTCAGGTAGATTTAAACATGATCCAACACCAACTAGCGGCATAAGGGGCTAACGATGAACAATCACAATTATTCTATAGTAGATTCAAAAGGGTATCTTTTATGCGAAATAAAAACCCAACCGACCAACGCCAATTTTGATGATAACGCTAAGCTTTTTATCGTCGATTTGCTGCCAGTTATCGCCAAACAATACGGCGTAGAAAAAGCCTTTTATGCGGATATTTAAAGATGATCACTAACGACTATAAAAACGGATATAACAACCAAAAGCCTGCCAATTGTGCGACTAGCAAGCGCGAAATTTCACGCGCTGAAATGTTTTTAGTTGATACGTTGGTTGGATTACTAGGTGCGGCTGTACTTATAGCGCCTTATTTCTTTTTTATTTACTTATAAAGGGGCTTTAAAAATGAGAGCGATAATCAGAGCAATTAACTACACTGGCGACGATAAAATACTTAAGGAGGCATACGACGAACATTTAGATTTCATTTTTATGGATTGGTTTAACAACTTTTTAACCGTCGAGCGATTCGCAGAATATTATGATTTAGAAATAAAGCAAGCTAAAAAGGCCATTGATGCAGGTCGAGAAATACATGATAAGAGAGTTAATAGGCTGGAGGTTATAGAATGAAAATCTACGGGGTGTATGATGTTTATGGTGGTGCCAACTACGGTGAGACGGTAGAAATAGACCGATATTATTCAGATAGAGAAAAGGCTTTAGAGTTTATAGCTAATGAGGGCGGCCCTGAAGCAGATTTAACTGACTGGTTAGTTGAAATTGAGGTTATAGAATGATACATGATAGAGAATTCCCATTTGATGAAATAAAACGCAAAGACGGCGACTACTTCAACACCGCAAAGGAAGCAATGACCGCAACTGGCCTAGATTCCAGCCATGTGTGGGTGATCATTGAGAGCGATACGGGCAATGATAACGAATATTGTTACACCACCTCACCGCCTCATCATTACATCAATAAAATAGGCTATATAGCCACACAAGAGAAGCACGACCACGAAACGTACTATAACGAAATAGTAAACTTTGCATAGGAGCATATAACATGAATTTATTGTACAACGTGCTAGTGAATAACGAAAAAATCAATCAAAGGCCGCTCGAATGGGCAGAAATGCAGACCTTATGGTATCTATTGGAGCAAGAGGGCGAACGGAACATTCGAATAATGCCTCTTAAGGAGCTAGAAAAATGAATAAAGCAGCATTATATTATCTAAAAAACTATTATCTGGACCTATCGCATCAGCTAGAATCAGGTGGCATTGATAAAATTAACTTTGCAAGTGAGTCCACGCCTTATTTTGATGAAGACAGCGAAGCAAGAGAGTATTTAATTAATTTAGCAATAGTTATTGATCAAATGGAGGCTAACAAATGAATAAATTAGCCCATGATATATTTTGGCTAACCCTTAGCGGCTTTATCGTAGGCACTTGGATAGCCTATAGATTAACTTTTTAACCCTTGCAGATTGTTAGTATTCGCCCCTTAATTGGGGCTTTTTTTTGCCCCTAGCAAAGCCATACGGTACACTGTTAAACTTAAACACAAGGCCACATAGGAGCTTATACAGTGTCTAAAAAAGAGCAGACCCATATTACATGGGCAGATTTAACAAATAGGGACCGTTCACTCATATCAATGGATTGTGAACCAAACTTTACGCGAGCAATGATTGATAGGATGTCGCTTACATTGAGTGAGGAGCAGATCATGCAAATTGAGGAGGGATTCAGGGTTGCTGATCCTGAAATTGTTAAGAATGCACTATACGACCACCTAGTAAACTGTATCTTTGATGACGTTCACATAAACAGACTGGCCGTATAGTTTTATATACACACAAATACATACAAAGTTAAGTTTTATATATACATTAGCTATATGCGCTCAGTTGAGCGTCTAACTTCGCCCTTGTCTTTGTCTAGGACAATTAAGCACATTGATTGACCGCTAACGTAACCACTCGCATCGTGCCACGCATCGCTAGGTGGTAATCCTGCGAATGATTCGGTAATTGTCTGGCCGTACGTTTCAGCGCTTATCTTTTTGCTGTGAATGTGACCATGCCAACAATACCTATGCTCACTTGCACCCCAAACCTCAGGATAACGACCAGCGAAGAACTCAGCCATTTTCGCGTGCTTTAATGTATCGCCATGCGTAGTCATAAACGCTGTTTTTCCGTGTTGGTGCACCCATGTTGCAGTAGGCGACATTTCAATGCTTACACGCTTGTTATTACGCCAATACGCTTGCTGCTGGCATCGTATTAGCTGAGTCAACACCGCATCGTGATTGCCCTTACAGTGCCTTACAATGACCTTGTTAAACCGCTTTAGCGATTCCTCGACCATAAACGACATCACATCTAGGCCAACTAGCACAATATTCTCTAATCTGCCGTCAGTATCGACCGGCGTACCTTTTGTGGTGGTGCTGGTATAGGTATCTGAGTGAAAATAATCACCTAACTGGTTAATTATCAGTGTTTCACACTCTGGCGCGTTATTCATTAGCCGCATAAACACATCTTTGTGGCGATCCGCAGCAATTTGGCAGTCATAATCCTCACCTGACACGCCTTTATCGGCATACATGCCAAAATGGGCATCACCAATGTTAATAACAGCTAATTCCTGATCTTTTTTCTTCTTTTTTGGCTTAGGTACTGGCGGAGACTTTTTCTCATGGTCTTTTAAGAACTCATCAAGCGCTCTTTTTATTGCCGCAGTCTGTTCTTCTTGGCCCAGTGCTGACTTAACCCACTGCACTTTAACCTGACCATCATCGCCGTATAGCGTACTAACGCCTTTAGCTACAAATCCCTCTGGGACAGAGCGAATCATATCGTGTTCAGGCGACCATCCACGCTTTGCAGCGTTCTTTTTTACGTTAGCAATGTTTTGATGGATATTTCTAAGACTAATTCCTAGTAAATTAGCCGCTTCTTGAGCTGTTCTTGTGTCAATTCTGGCTTGGACCGCTTTTCTTTGCGCTTCTGTCTGACAATATTCTAGTAAACTCTCACTGATCATCGCCTAATTCCTCCATGTGTAAGTTATTTGCGTGCGATATTAAGGTTGTTAAGTAGCCAATGGCTGTCATCATACTTTCATCGTGCGGATTAAAGCTGTAAACAAGCGTAGTCTGCTGATCCTCTGTCGGTCCAACCGCTAGTAAAACGAATTGGATTGGATCAAAGTCAACTTCCTGCGAATCTCTTATCGCTTGCAATAAAACTGCTTCCATATCGCTCAAGTTATCAAGATCAATGTGATCCTTTAGATTAATTACGTTAGACATTCCGATTTACTCCTGCATTCCATCGATCAGGCCAAGCTGGACAAGGCCAGCCTTTACCAACTAACCACTTATGTAAAATGTTGTAGATGTCATTGTGTTCATCAATCGCAAGCTGTTCAGTAAAAGCTTTTCTAACCACGGCAGCCTGTACTGGCTTCCAAAGATTCTCTTTAACTGTGAGCTTCTGCCAAGGTATCTCAAAATTATCTTTCATAGCGGCTAGAACAACTCGCTGATCAAGCCCTGCATCATTCAATTCTTGCGCTAGCAAACCGCACCACAGATGAAAAGAGTTTCTTTGAGAGGCTGTTTGTGGCTTCTTAGAGTCATTAATAGGCGTTATTGTCACCATGTAACCATCTTTGCAGTATTCGATGGGTGCATTAAGCAATGCGGCCTCCATTTGGCATCGTTCTGCTACTTTAAACTCAATCATCATCGCCACCTTGTAAGTAGTATAAGAATCCAGCCGTAGGATTACGACAAGCCAGCTCATCATCCGACAAAGTTATACCGTCAACTCTGCGCCTGACATACGTCTCAATATCTCTCCTGCTAACCCCGACCGCTTCAGCAATTTCTGTATAGCATAGCTCAGTATGATCTAATAATTTTGAAATTTTATATTCCATGCCTTTGTTTATACGCATAACCCCTCCTCTTTAATTACTCTTTTAACATAATCGCAGTCAACACCGCAGACTTCAGCGTGCCACAAATCACCTCGTAGATAACCTGCTGCGTTATTGATTAGTTTACGTTCCTCTTCGCTAGGACTTCGCATCATTACCTGGTCCCAGTTATGCACATCAATCAATGCCAGCTCTATAACCGATAGCATTAACTTTTTTTCTCCCGATACCCACGAATCCGATTCTGCATCGTACCCAAACAGCGGAGCCAAGCGTTTAACGACGTTATGAATTTTGATAAAATTATTACGCCATTTTGGATTTTTTGTTTTTCCTGCTCGGCTCTGTGTTGTCATAGACTTAGTTTACCATTCCAAATTTGGGTTACTAATTTAGTTTTTCGGCTTTCCATATTCAAACTATTTATGTGCCAGCCATGTACGCTGCTGTTTTTAGGTAACGGTGCGCTATAAAGCAATCCACCATTCTCCATTGATCTTAACATACGATTAATATCGCTAGGTCTTTTCTCTAAAATGTCAGCGTAGTTCCTAGCAGTCTTACCAGCAGAATCTTTTACTAAAACGTAAAGCGCCCTGCGAACTGGACTTTTTATCTCATCTAAATATCTTTCTTTGTGTCTGCTAGTAATCATTTAAGTTCCCCTCTAGCGGCATTGCTTTGCCCTCTCTGCTTGTAAATTGCATACTCTCTTTGTGAAAGTATAGACCAAAATCTAACTCAGTACCGTCTTGCCTATTTTTTACTAATTTCAAATAAACGTCCGGCTGATTTAAAAACTTTTCATCGAAAGGAAAGTTATTATCTCTTAACGCCATAGCTTTCTCTCTTGCTTTATTTCTGAACACTACAAAAACTTTATCCGCTAGATCAGATATTTCACCAGCACCTCGAATGCTGAACTTGCCGACCTGCTCGTTCTCATCCGAACCCTTACGCATATGACAAACTAAATGAATATGCATGTTGTACATTTTAGCGGCTGCTCTTAACTGGTTTACGAACTCACCCTGCGCAGTGTAATCCTCACGACCAACGCCACACATGGTTAAGCTGTCAATCGCTAGATGATTAATATCCAATTCTTGACCTGCAAAATGAACAAGCCCCAGTATGCGCTCTTGCGGAACTTTATCTAAACAGTCATAGATATGCCCTACTTCTTTCATTCTTTCAAGCCAGCCTAACGCAAAAGCCCTCGATGGTGAGCATCCAGCAGCTTGCGAACACATCCACTGCAATGTTTCCTCTGGCTTCATTTCCATAGACGCTACCAAGCACCTGCGACCTCTAGCCATTAAGTAAGTAAAAACATTTGAAAGTAAAAGCGTCTTGCCGTGACCATTAATTCCTGACCATATCGAAAGTTGGCCCTGACCTAACCTCACAGCGCTATGAGTCTTAGCCCAAGGTAGTTTATCCCCAACTAATCCAGTACCGCCCTCTAATTGTTTAAGCAATCTATCTCCATAAGAATCAAAAGCGCCAATTTCTTGACTCTCCTGCTTTCCGATGAAGCCTAGCAACTCCTTATCCGTAATATCAATCTTTTGCATCTCTCTCTCCTATACCCATATTGATGTGTCTTGCTTGCTATCACCTTTCTTGATAGTCAGCACATCCCATTTATCCCTTAACTTCTTTGGACTAAGGATATTTGACTTCCAAAAATCATCGCTATTGGCAAACCTAAATAAACTTAGTATCTCGCTATGAGAATAGCTATCTTTTTCTCTCATCAATCTGACCTCATTAGCCCATGATTCCATAGCTGGTTTTTTGTGCTTTGGATTCAAAGTTAATATCAAATTGTAGATCGTTTCTGCTGTCTCAAGATCACCATTTTCGTAGTGTAGGTTCTTTTTAGGTTTACTTTTAGGTTTGTGTCCCAAATTTGGTACTGCTTTTAGGGAATTTTGGGCTACCCCCTGTCCCATATTTGGTACTACCTCAACTGCTAAGAAATACTGATTACTTGATCCCTCCACTTTGATCCTACTAAGCACTTCTTGATCGCTAAGTAACTTCAATGATTTAAGAATTGTTTTTCTGTCTAGCGATGTCTTTTTACAAATGTAATTCACACTGGGATTGCACTGACCAGTATCTGCGTTATGGCAATCTGCCAAGCACAGCAGGACGAGCTTCTCCGATGAAGGCACTTGCACCTCCCAAGCCCAGAATGTCGCTCTAGCGCTCAATGAGAGCCTCTCAGCGCCATAAATGACTCAAGCTCTGCCGTTTTATCTGCTTTGCTCTGCTTAAAGCCTTTTTCTCTTCTGCTTCGGCTAATATCAACGTGCAATTGATGAAAGCAAACATCCTTTTTCTGACGCTTGATCTTTCCTTCGTAGCCATCTTCAGGGAAAAGCTCATGGTATTGCATGCCAACACTATCAATAACATCGTTAGCTCCGCAGCCTGACCAGCACTTGATCAATACTTTTCCGCTGTCAGCTAGATCTACATATAGCGATGGACTTGTATCATCGTGTGCAGGACACTGAGCAATCCAAGATCTTTTATGATTTCTTCTTGGCTTAACTTCTTTTGCGTGACTCAAGCGAGATATTAGATCTTCTACTGACATACAGCACCCCGCAATTCTTTTAATAGCCTATACTCTCTAACACGCTGCGCAGGGACTTCTTCTTTCCACTGATAGACAGCCTGGACTTTAATGTCAAAGTATTCTGCGACCTCATTAGGTGAGCCGAAGAACTCGACAAATTCTTTATAAGTTACTTGCTTCATGTAAACCTCCTCTCGATTAATTGAAAAATGAATGTAAGCTATCTTGCACAGACAAGCAAGCATTTTTTAAATTACAAAATGTTAATGTTGTTTTGTTTGACTTTCGATATAAATGTACTAAGATTACATCTCATACGTTTTCTTGAGGAGGAATAACCAATGAACAACATACCAGACAATCCCGCCCGAACAGCTTCACCAGAATCGCCAGTAGAGCCAAATTTTAAATGGGAATCGAGAGCGCTAGTAAATAACTATCTTTCTAACCCCTCTCCTATTAGACCTCTAACAAAAACTGAGGCTATGTTTGAAGAAGCGCTAGAGAATCATCTTGTTGAAACAGGTATGGCTCATGCGTTTATGAGGATGGCGTTTAGTGCTAACCGATTTGATCTTGATGTTGAAGTGATTGACTTTGTTAATGATTTTGCTTTAGCTTTTGTTAAAAGCGAGGCTGGACTATGAAAGTTAAAAATTTATTAGCAGAAGAGGTGGCCGAAATGCTTGATACATCTAAGGGCGATGAAATGTCTGCTCTATCTCAAGACGGTTGGATCGAGTTTGAGTTAATGATTGCTATTGATAGATATTTATCGACTCAAGATTTTACTAATGGCTATGCTTTTGCAAAAGATATTGAATCAAAAGCCTTACAAGTTTGGCGGGAAGTGCAAATAGATATAGCCAAGAAAAACGCTACTGAAGATGAGTTGCCATTCTAATGAATAAGATAATTATTCCTGACGCTGCAATAAAAGAGTTTAATGACAAGTACGGCAAATACTTACCTAAGCCTAGCGTACCAGTTATTGATGAAGATGAAATGTATTTAAAGTATATGATAGGAGAGAGTAATGAACAAAAGTGAAAGTATAGATAAGTTAGCAGCAGCACTATGTAAAGCACAGGCAGAAATGGGTGGGGCAGTCAAAGACGCAAAGAATCCGTTCTTTAAGTCATCCTACGCTGATCTTACTAGCGTTATAAAAGCGATTAAAGAACCGTTCGCTAATAATGGATTGTCTTACTCGCAGTTGCCAGTTACATCAGAGGGTGGTGGCGGAGTAGGTGTTACTACAATCTTAATGCACTCATCTGGCCAATGGTTAGAGTCAGAGTTCTACTTGCCGCTTGCTAAAAAAGATCCACAGGGCGGTGGTAGTGCGATAACTTACGCTAGACGTTATGCGTTACAAGCCATTGCAGGAATTCCTACAGCGGATGATGATGCTGAGGCTGCGATGATGCGGGGAAAGCCCGCTGAGAAGTCTATAGAGGAGCTGTGCGCTGAAGCAGTAGAAGCTCACATTGATTCTCTACAGTATATCCGCAAAGTTCTCTGTGACCCTACGGATGACAACCTTGCATTAGCTAAAGAAGCTTTTGGCGAGATACCAGAAGATGATCAAAGGGCTATGTGGGTAGCTCCTAGTAAATGTGATACTTACTTCCTAACAACCGAAGAACGAAAACTATTAAAAGGATTATAAAATGAAAGAAGAAACATCACTCTATATAACAATAGCAATGGTTATAGTTTCAATTGGAGCTTGGGCCACGCACATCATTCATTGCCTAATGCACGCTAAGTATTTATTGTTAATTGCTGGCGCGTTTATGTTCCCAGTTGGAATCATTCACGGTGCGGGCCTTTGGTTTGGAGTCACTTGGTAATGGAACCTGAAGAATATTTTGAAGTAGCAGCAATTATTGTTTTTTGTTTTATATTTATTCAATTTATGCAGTTTATGAACACTTAGGAGAAGAAAATGATTACTTTAAATTATGAAGCGCCTTACGATATGTACGATGTTAGCGCCACAAGAAATATTGAGGTGCAAATTGACTGCGACGCAGATTTACATAGCATTGTTGAGTCTTTTGAATCGTTTATTAGATCTATTGGCTTTGTCTTTCCAGGAGCTATTCAGATTAATGAGCAAGCACACATGAGCGATGAAGAAATTATAGAAGAAAACAATGCTTACGAGAAAACTTTAAAAGATTACGAATCCTGGATTGGTAAAAGCCCTAAGTTTAACGAAGAAGATCATCCCGAAGAATGGGCGCAGATGGTAAAAGATAAAAGAGAGATTGCTAAAGGTCAACTAGACCATATGGAATACCTTAAAGAGCTACAAAAAATTGTTGAAGCTGTGTCAGAGTTGTAAGAATGGTTCAAGGTAGCTAACGCCTCCTCCTTCACCAGCTAGTTGGCCGGTGCAAGATTAGTAGCCAACTGTTTTATAGTTTTAAAAAGGAATAACAAATTAATTTAAACCAACCAAAAGTGAGAAATGTTATGAGTGAATATGATAATACTAACCGAGGCGCGATCTGGAAGAATGACGACCGCAAATCAGACAAGCACCCACAGTACAAAGGCAGCATCAATGTAGCTGGAGTTGAATACTGGTTAAGTGCATGGGTAGGAAACAAAGATAATCCCAAGGCACCAGCGTTAAGTTTTAGCGTTCAAGCTAAAGAAGAGCAAGCAAAGCCAGCTAAAGCTGCACAGACTGCTGCTATCGACTTTGATGATGATATGCCGTTCTAGTTCTTCTGCGGAGCTGGATGCAACCCAGCGGGGTTCTGGTGCCGACCTCTGATAATAAGGCACCGCTCAGTGAAAGAAGTAAACGGTATATATAAGGATTTATCCATATGAGTAAAGAGAAGTAATACTAATGATTAGTTATAGCACAAATTGGATGGGGCCAATATCAACCAAGTGGTATGAAGATAACAACATCCCATATGTTCTTAAGAAGACAAGTGGTAATGTATTATGGGGAACACCTCCTACTGAATATAAAGAGTACACTGAATCTTACTCTGCTGGTCGTATAGACATATATGGGCTTGACGAGAATGATAATTGGTACGGCAAGTCTGAGTACAGTGTTGGTGTTATGAAGTCTGAATCATGGAATCTTTTAAGTGAGTTTCTGGACACATACAAAACTGAAGACTTGGTTAGTCCTGATGTTTTGTTTGGTGAGTTTGAAAAAGAAACTGGACATAAAATTGAATGGTGGAAAGACAATGGATGATTTATATTTTAATGTTAGAAAGCTTAGCAAGTATGTAGATTTTGAATTTTCGCATGATAACTACAGGTGTAGTGGCTTTCTTAATCGTGACGAAGTGATAGCACTGGCTGAGAATTTAGAAAACACAGCACACGAATTATTAGAATGTATTGACCAAACGGATGATGATTAATGAAAGATAAAATAATTAGAGGCACAATTCCTACATATTGCGAAGAAGCTGATATGGTCAATCACCCAAGTCATTATACTTTTGGCAGTATCGAAACGATAGACTATATAGTCGATGTTTGCCACGGTAATGTTTTAAAGTATTTAGGCAGCAGGTTGCATCGCAAAGGGATGCCAGCACAAGACGCTAAGAAAGCGCGATGGTATCTTAACAAGATGATCGAGCTAATGGAGGCAGACGATGCCAGCGAAGAAGAAAGCTAAGACTGGTGCGCAACTGCGCAAAGAAGCCCTTAAAGCCATACAGAAGCTTGTTAGGCTAAAGGCTGCCGATGATAACGGTTACTGCTCTTGTGTAACGTGTGGGGTTACAAAGAGGTGGAACGAGGGGATGCAAGGCGGTCACTTCATTCCTAAGGGTTCTAGCAGCTATTGGGCGCTTGAGGAAGATAACATCCATCCTCAGTGTGTAGGCTGTAACCAGTTTGGAATGCTACATGGCGATGCTGCTCAGAGGTACACCATATACATGCAGGATATGTACGGTAAGGATTATGTTGACCAGATGCTTGCTACTGCAAAAGATGAAAAGAAATACTCGCCTACTGACTATCGAGAGATGCTAGAAGAATTTAACGCTGAAACCACTAGACAATTATATAGAATAGGAATGATATGAACACAATGCTAACGTACACTATAGAAGGCGATCAAGAGAACACTCAGTTACAGGTTGAGGTTCTTAGTGAGGATAAGATTGTTAATGTTCACATTCATGGCTGGGATAAGTCTCTTACATTTACTCTTGATAGAGCTGATGTAATTAAAGATCTTGGAAGCTTATTCATCGAAGCTTCAACTGTTGCGGAGGAATAGACATGGGAAAGGGTAGCAAACCAAGACCAATTGAGATTGGCAAGAAAGAATTTGATAAGAAGTTTGACCAGATAGACTGGAGCAACACTAAGGAAGTTTCATTAGAAAAGAAAAAAGCCTCCAAGAAGAATGAAAATAAAATTCTTCCCAGAGGCCGTAAGGGTTAAGGAGTAAATCTAAGTACAGGCTCCTCTTCCTCAGAGTACAGTGCTGGATTGGTAAATGAATCCAAGAACCCTGTAGCAGCTCTAACCATTTCAACTTCATCACGAGCATTAGCAACCGCCGCCGCAGCTTTAGCATACTTTTCTGGATTAACCATAAGTTCTTCTATGATCTGATATGCTTGCTGCTTAGGTCGTTCAGAAAACAGCTTCTTCATTATGCTAGAAGCTTTGCCAGCAATACTTAATGCACCAGCACCAGAACCCTTACTTACAATCGGTGCAGCTCTTATGCCGATATACTGAAGCATCGAATCAAAAGCCACTCGCTCAACAACACTATCCGCTGCTGCTGGAGCAGATGAAGCTCTTTGGATATTTTTTATCTGAGCAAACACATCGTCAATAACTTTCAACTGCTCTGGGCTATCGCCAAACAAGTCATTAAGAACAGGCTTCATATCATCGTAAGCGGAAGTGCCTTTCAGCTTTTCTACTGGACCTTCAAGAATCTCACTTACTCCGACCTTTTGACCACTAGCCTTTTGTACTAGAGTCTTGACAAAAGTTCTTCGTAATCCTTCTAAAGCATCGCCAGTTGGATCTTTTGCAGCTTGACGAATAAGTAAGTTCATAGCTTTTCTTGGCTGCTTATTTCTAAGCACAGACTGAACAGCCTTTACTGGATCTGCAAACTCGCTAAAAGTATTAAAGGCGGCTTTAGCTCTCTCGCTAGCGAATTGAGATTGCTTCGCAATTAAAGCGTCAGTTGCCTTTTGTGTGAATGCAGCGTCTTCTAACTCAACTCTTAACTGCTTGTTCTGCGGTTGAGCAAGATAAGATTGATGCTTCTTTAAGAAAGCCTCAGCACTTCTTGGGACAACAACACCATTTTTTATTGCTGCGTTTGCAAAGGCCGCTCTAACATAGTCGTCAGCAGCTCCAATCAGTCCTTGATTGTAACCAGCAGCTTCAAGCATTTGATTAACCCTTTCTGCCCCGCCTTCTCCAACGCCAAGCATTCTTTTGCCTATAGTTTGAGTGTCGGTAAAATCAATGTCGCCACGCTTAAATATATCGTGAACCTTTTTTGTTTCATCAGCAGCTCTTCTGTAGGCAACAGATGCTTTGGAGTTTTCCAGGACACCTAGAATTTGCTCTTGAGCGTCATCAGCTAGCTTTTGCAAAGCAGAGTTTGATTCGTTCTTAGCTTTTAAGTTTCTAGTAACCTGGAGCATGTTAGATCTAAACTTAATGATTTCTCTAGCGGGAACTCTTCCTTTCTGAGCTGTAGCAAGCAAAGCTTTAAAGTAAGGATCTAAAGTCTTGCCAGCAGCAATAATTTCCTGATCTGTATCTAAGGCAGCTCTGTTTAGAAATGATTTAGCAGCCTTCTCAACCTTTGCTCTGTTTACAAACGAATCTGGAACAGCGTCCCATAACTTGTTAAGCCCAGTTGTGGCGGCTTCAGCAGCTTGATCTGCCTGTTTAGTAGCAATTTGAGCAGCCTCATCTGGAGACAGCTCTAGGGCCGTACCAGCTCTTTCCATTGCAGACTTAGCTTCTAGTCTAGCGTTATCGGCCTGACCTTGGATAGCTTTTGCTAACCCTTGCTCGCGCCCTTTGATAAAGTCGCTAAAGAAAGCATCTGCTGTTTCATCTGTTACGCCGTCAAGCTCAGATAATAAACGTCTTGAATTCTTTTCATCAAGCTCAACAACTTGTGTCGAAAATCTTGCTTGAGTTCCAGATGGGCTTCCCTTGCTTCGCATTAACTTAACAAAAGACATCAAGCCTGGATCTTCAGATAGAACTCCAAGGTCGCCAGTCTTACCCTCTGCAATATTCTTCTTTGTAGTTAGTATTGACTTCTTAAAATCTGTTGCGTGAGTAGCCATCTGATCTATAGCACTTTCTGTAACGGCTTTTTTGCCAACCAAATCCTTACTTGTCTTAGCTAGACCATAAAGACCTGCACCACTTCTTGCTCCAATTAAAGCAGCGATAGGCAAACCTATAGCGCCAGCAGCCTCCGCCAAAGGAGAGCCTTCAGAAAGATTGCTCATCCCAGCAGCCCCAACGCCAGATAATACACCAACTCCACCAGCCATTAAGTTGCCAGCTCTACCAGTTTGCTGTTGAGCTATAGATCCGCCTACCGATTGAGAGCCTACAGGTAATGGCTGACGCACTAAGTTTGTCGGCGCTAAAGCTTGCTGTCCACCTTTTACGAATGGAGTGCTTCTAATTGCTGGAGCTGCTACTTGAGCGTATTTGCTAATTAAAGCTTGCGGGCCTATAGCGCCAGCAGCGAACTCAAGGCCAACTCCTAGTGGTCGTAAGCTTTCTTTTAATTCATCACTTCCAGGTTGTCTGCTAGGATCAAAAATCCTACCTGTATCTAAACCTAAAAAGTTTTGAGAGAATGGCTGTACATAACGAAAATCACTTGGATCTGCTCCCGTAGCCATGTTAAGCAAGCCTCCAGGTAAATCGAGAAGATTGCCAATAAGACCTTTATTTATATAAGAGCCAATGATTCCAGCGGTATCTGAAACCTCGCCAAGAGTAAACCCATCCAAGTCATCAGATAGTTTTGTTGTAAAATCATCTTCTATGTTTTGAATCTGAGATGCTTGAAATGCCGCAAGAGCTTCTGGATCACTAGCTTCAAGTGGAGCCTCAGCTTGTTTCTGTTCTTGCTGGCTAGCTATAAACGCTTCTAGACTGGCAGGATCACTTTGATCTAAAGCGGGAGCGCCTGTACCCATTGGCACGCCAAGATTTCTAACATCTTCTTCTTCCTGTTGTGACACACTATTTATTCCAAGTGAGTTCATAACTTGTTGCTCTGGAGTTGCCATTATTGATTCCTAGTAAGCTGATATTTCTGAATATCTAATAAAATCTGCTGGTGTTAAGCCATATCCTTTTGATATTTTATCAATAAAGTTTTGACTTACAACCTTACCCTTATAAGAATAAACGCCATCTGCTCCAGATAGATTTCTTGATACTCCAGTTGACGGGTACATGTCTAAAAGTCTATTTGTCCTTTCGTTCTTTTCTGCCATTGATTGATCAGCAGCATAACCCTGACCCTCTAGCGCACCATTTAAAGATGATTCAGCAAAGATTAATTGATTTTGAGCAGCAACTTGCGGGCCGTATACCCCACCTTCCTCACCTCCAGTGTCACCAACTTTATAGTTTATGTTGCTATCAAAGATTAATTGAGCAAGATCTGGAAGAGATTTGCCTTCCCACTCTTTTATTTGAGCGTTTCGATTACCCGCCTCTAACAAACCTTTTGTTTTTTCTAGCTTTGCAGCATCAATATCTGTTACTGGCGCTAAAGTTCTGGCAAAAGGTAACATAGCACTTACACGAAACCTGTTTTTAGCCTCTATGAATTGAGAGATTTCTGGATTTCCTAGCGCTCTAAGGCTTTCATAAGCCCCTGCTATTGTGGGGAAGTTCTGTATTCGACCAAATATTTCATCCTGAATAGGATCATAAACCAAATTCATACCTTGTTTAGCTATCTGACTTGCTCCAGTAATAGACCCAGTAAGATCTATTGTCTGCTTGGTAAGCTGAGTAGGCTTTGATGACCCCATTGTAGAAGGCTTTTCCCATAAACCTGTGGTTGGATTTAAAGTAGCTTTTGGCGCATTAGCCGCATTAATTTCGTTAATCTCATTATTCACTTGCGCTATAGCAATTGGATCGGGCTGATCGGCTGCTTCTAGATTTGCCAATTCTACTTGCAAATCTCGTCGTCTTATTTGACGCTTCTCCATTGCACCTGGAGCTGGTGGAGTTGGGTTTTCAAATTTAAGAACATCAAGATCGTATTGTTGTTGCTTAAACGCATTATCTCTAGCTTGCTGCAATCTATCGGCTGTAACTTCAATCTGCGCAGCTTCAGCAGCTCTGGTTTGCTGACCAAACTGGAGGTCTTGAGAGGCCGCCTGTGCGCCGAAGTTGGCTTGTTGCAACGCTAGTTGTTGTGCCTTAGTTTCTTGCTCTATGCCCGCCTGACGACCCGCCTGCAAAGCCTGAGCGCCAGAGCCTAACGCAATACCTAAACGAGATGACAAGTTCTGTGTTGAGCCTGAGCTAGATAGCAAAGATAAGCCGAAATCTCGCATTGCTGCTCTTTGATTATTATTGGGATTTCTAAAGGCTTGACCAAGAGTTTGACCCTCTGTTGCAAATCTTGCACCTGGAGTCTGGTTTTGAGCTTCAGAAACATTAGTCATTGCCGCTAACTGAGCAGCCCTTGCATCTCTAATAGCTTGCTGTTCTGCTTGAAGACCTTGCATAACTGGAGCTTGACCTCCTTCTGCGGCAAGTCTTTCTGCTCTTACATCCCGAACAGGTGCGCTTGGAGCTAACGCTTGCGCTCCAGCTTGACTAAACGCTTGATTAAGAAGATTGTTGTATTCTTCTTCTTCAATTAAACTGCCAAAATTATTAATCGCCATTTATACTATTCCTGCTGCTCGCATTTGTTCAAACATTAATCGTTTTTCTTCTTCAGATTGTAGCTCACCTTTAGCTTCATCAAACAAGCCTTTAGGTGCAAACATTGGTTGCCCACCTGATGACGCTGCAAGAGATTCCTCTACTGTTGGCGCTCCGCCAAACTGACCTTGCTGGACGGGTGCAGAAGCATACACTGGTGCTTGTTGCTGCTGTTGTTGATCGCCACCGAGAAGCTGAGAGGTTTGTTGAGCTGTTCCAACAGGATCTTCTTTTAAGCTATTCATATACCTAGCGCGAGCAGTCTGAGCAAGAGATGGTTGTGATGCTACTATACCTTGATTAATTCCTGCCGCCGCTGCGTTTGACGTTCCCCCAGAAGTTAAAGCGCCTAAAGATTCTGCTGTAAGAGACTGTTGAGCATTTTGAGCTAGGCTTTGACTTGCTTTTTTAGCCATCAAATCTTTAAAAGGACTTGCCGCTGCTGTCTTTCCTGCTTCTGAAATTGCAAGCTGTTTTGCTTGTGATGCTGCCGCTTGCTTTCCTGCCTCAACTGTTGCTTGCTTGGCAGCCTGTTTTCCTGCCTCAACTGTTGCTTGTTTTCCCGCTTGCACTGCTGCTTGCTTTGCGCCCTCTCCTGTAGCTGCTGATAATGCGCTTTGTGTTGCTCCCTGAGCGCCCGCTGCTCCACCGCCTAAGCCGCCAGTAAGAGCGCCTAAAGTACCACCAAGCAATGCGCCACGAAGACGATCATCTGGATTAGTGATTGCGCCAACACCTGCGCCTACAATCATTGGTATTAAAAATGGTAAGGCCATGATTTATCCTATTAGTAACACCACAATACGGGTGTAGTTGTTCTTTTGTCAACGTGAACGAAGCTCTTAGCCACGCCTATTCCAGTGAAACCTAGTTTAACAGCCTCTGCAACAACTGCCATACGCTGAGAGCCATTTGCAACTTTAATGTCTGCTGCAATGCCTTGAGCGTGAGTTCCAGGCTTTGATTTCTTTGCTTCTATACTGTGAGATGGATCTCGGTAGCCAGAAGTAATAGTAAAAGAAAAGCCGCAAGCTTCTCTTAACTCATCTAGCGAATGAATAAACTGATTATCCATCCGATTACATCCAGTTTCCTGACAATCAAACTCATCTATAGAAAAGTATTTAAACATTAAGATGTAGCCTTACCTAGTGTTGGGTTCATAGTTTGACCCGCAGACATTTGCTGCATTCCTCTTGTTGCTAAGTTTGACAACATACTGTTCTGAGGAGCTGAACTTGCACCAATTCCCATTTGACCTAACAACTGAGGATTAAGCTGAGGCTGATTAAGCTGAGGCTGATTAAATCCTTGGTTAATTACAGGGTTGTTACTAAAGTAATTAGCGCCGGTTACTTGACCGCTGTACTGAGATGGAGGAGCAAAGCCAAAGATAGGCTGAAAGCCTGATACGCCACCCCTAGATCCAGGAGCGCCAAATATTTTCTGACCTTGAATCTTTGATCGTTGACCAAGAATCTGGCTTGTTACATCTGACAGTTCTTCTTTCGAGAGTCCTGAGTTTGAAAAAAAACCAGCAGTGCCAGCTTCAGGAAATAAATACCCTTTATCTATTACATCTAGACTATCTGCAAACTCTCTATTGGCAGGATCGCGTAAAAAAGCTAAATCTGAATCTGATAGCTTTTTATTGTTATGGTTGCTGTAGACACCTGTTCGCATTACTTGCCACCTCCACCAAACATTCCGTAAGCAGCTACGCCTCCGCCAACAGCCGCAGCAGGATCGAATCCACCACCGCCACCGCTAGATTGACTGTTAGAAATTTGGCCAAGGTTAATACCTGAAATACGGCTACCAAGTCTATCAAGTGCAGTTTGCGGTGCTTGCTGCTCGAATCTAAAACGCTCTCTATCAGCGTTGATGAGCTGCTGATTATAAGCGTCTTGCTGCGCACCAATAGCGCTTGCAGTCCTAGCAGGAGCCAATAGGCCGCTCTGAGCAGCACCTAAAGAACCCATTGCATTTAACTGGTTGCGAAGCATTGCCTGTGTAGCAGCTCCAGCAGTAGCTTCAGCAGCAGATTGCTCTTGCACACGCTGACGATCACCGCCAAAGGCACCTTGCTGGATAGCTTGACTACCAATTCCAGGAAGAACCTGACCTTGTAATTGAGCAATGTATGGAGCCATTACAGCCTGTGATTGCGCTGAGGTAGGATCTAATGCAGCAGCTACTGATCTAGCTCCAGCTTGACCTAATCCTGCTTGCTGACCAAGAGCATCCAAACCTAACTGTTGAGCAGCTATGGTATTAAAACCTTGATCCGCAACAGTCTGACCTGGATAGAATTGATCTGGTCCTGCTTCAAACGCAGCTTCAGACAAACCAAATAATTTAGTTAATGCCTTCTCCTGAGCTGGAAATGGTTTAGTCGTTGTAGTTGTATTTGCTGGTGTACTGCTACCGCCGCCGCCCATATTATTCTCCTAGTGCGGAAGTTTCCGCTAAATCGTAACTAAAATCTCTCATATCACACCTAAATCCCATACTTGTAAACATACTGTCCAACCCATCTATAGCTGTTCTTGTTTTAAATCTTGTACATCCTATCTTTCTCCCCTCTTCACAGAAAAAGTCAAAGTGCTTCTCAACCAAGCCTAACCCTTTTTCCTTGCCTCCAGCAACCCAACACAAAAATGTTTTTTCTTCTGTTAGAGGATGAATCTCTATTACAAATATTGCAAATCCATCATCAGTCTTATACAGCACTGCTGATCCGCTTACACAAGCTGCATAAACATCTTCAGCTCTATAATCAAACCAATGGAACTGGTTAAGGATTTCATTTATTCCAAATCCTACCCAATCCCATTCTTTTTTTATACTTCCTACTACTGGATTCATCTCTCACCTCTCTACTTACTTCTTAGCTTGAATTATTAGCCAGTTTGCACCATCGCTAAATAAAGTGACACCTTCATAACTTCTGTCAATAACGTAATCTGTAGCGCCATCTATTGTAAACACTCCAGAGTCTAATCTAACTTTTTTGTTCGCTAAGACAGTGTCATCGGATATAAACCGTATTGTTCTATAGCTTTGCTCGATAGGACTTGGAAGCACAACGCTGTATTCCCCATTCCCGCCATTATACTTTAGCAAAGCAAAGTCGTTAGATTGCGTATAGTCAAATGACTCACCATTAGCACCATCTATTATTGCCGGAACCATATCGTCACTTGCGAAATGAATCCAGCCAACATCTCCATTTAGATCTGGATCTAGGTAATCATACCTGTACAGCCCTCTTCCTTTATGATGTCCAAAAGTTGTGTTTGTCCCATCCGAGTACATTATCATCCCTAAAGATGGTGTTGCCACTGGATCGGTAACAGGTATAAACGTAAGCAGCGTTTTCATATCGTCAATACGCTGAGTTAATGCGTCTATCTGCTCCTCAAGAACTGCACGATTATAATCTGCCGGAAGGTTAGCCACTATCGCTCACCCTCAAATCTACCCTGTACAACTAGATCAGTTAATGTCCAGTCGTCAGTAGCGCCTGTGCTTTCAACCTTAACATGGATATATCGACCAGCAGCTCTAATTGGAAAACTTTTAAACGAGTCGTCAATCAAGAAAGAATCTTTATCTAAATAAGTAGGCTCTGCATCTATAGTATTAGACCAGCCGATAGACATTCTTGGGTTTCCAGACCCCTCCTTGCCTACACGAATAGCTGTGACTTCTTTAACGCGATCAGCGTCATTAAGATCATGAGCCTTGGTTATTGCAAATACTGTCTGAACTGTGCCGGTGTCTGGATTTGTATTATTTGGCCCAGAACCTTCGCTAAATAAATTGCCATTAGAGTCGGCGGATAATGCGCTGTGGAATATGCCTCTATCAAGATATGCGGAAATAATTGAAGACCTTATTCCCCACTGGTTAGTTTTGTAATTGTAATAAATCTCTTCTGTAATACTTGTCTCATCTTTAGGTACACCCCAAACAACTTCGTTTTCTTTTGAGTTGTCAAATCCGTAACATTGAGCAAGCTCATTCGCTGATGCTGTATCTCTGAAGTATTGATTCATGCCGCTTTCACGACCAATCATTTTTACAGACGCACCATCAGTAGCAAAGAATCCATCTCTGCTTAGACCGTAGTTCATTCGGCCTACAGATACTACTGAGTTAGGTGACACAGCTCCAATGCTACCCTCTAACGCAACCTTGTAGCCAAAAATGTTTGGAAGGCCAACATAATTGACGATAAACATTTGAGTTTCAGTGTATACCGCAAGACCGTTACCTAGCTGAGTAACGCAGCGAATGGGAGTCTCTGCTTCACGAATTAAAAGACTACCGGCAGTGTTTGTTGCCGATGCTGTCCAAGTGTCTAAGTCGTCTGCACTGCACCACGCAAAACTTGTACTGTAGTCTACATTGCCCTTGCTGTAGTTAAACGCAAGCATGTGTGGTCCTTGACGATGAAAGCACTCAAGAGAGTCAAAGTCGATCTGAGGAACAGTTAGCGTTGCTGTGGCAGAAGTTGTGCCGCCAGAAAATGTAATCACATCTCCGTTAGTATATCCAGAGCCAAAGTCTGTTATCTCAAACGCCGTTATAGCACCGGTATCAACCTCTGTTACTGTTGCGGTTAGTCCGCTACCAGTTCCGCCAGTTGTAGTTAAGGTGTCTCCCACGTTGTAACCAGCGCCACCAGTATTTGCTAACAGTATTGCAGCACCACTAACTTCATCGTTATGGTATGTATTGAAGTTTACATTGTTCTTTTTAATTACTGGTTTGGTAGATCCTTTTGCGCCAACTACAAACGAGCCAAAAGTTTCAAAGTCCCACTGATCAGATTCAGCAACACCTTCATCCCAGTTTGTGCCTGAGTCATCCCAGTTTGTTTGGCCTAGAATTACTGTTGCGCCACTTGTGACATATGTCTCATCGCCTAATGGAATGTCTGCATAAGTCGTTATAGTGTATTCATTAACAGTTGTAGAGCCTGTCGGGTACGATGCTACATGATCGCCATTAGGATCAAATGTTGTATAACCTAAACCAGCAAGCGTAAACGTAACCCCTGGAATCAATCCATGAGGAACATCTGTTATTATATTTAAAGTGCCGAATGACCTATAGGCAGAAACTATATTAACTACTTGTCCGGTGTCCCAAGTTGTACCCTCAGAAGACCTTAATAATAAGTACCCGCTCCCAACAGTCTTAACAGATGGCATTCCGCTGTTGAGTATGTCTTTTTGCAAATAAGAATATATGTTTGTTAAGTTTCCAGCATAGGCAACCTTAGTATCATATTCTCTAGTCGCTATAAGCCCTCGGAACGGTGTGCTAGATGATTGCGGTGCGTCTTTGTAGTTATGCAAAAGATCACGACCAGCCTTTCTGCGCATACCAAATTCAGTATACTGCACACCATCAACAGTCTCCCAAAATGGGATCTTACGATCGAATCGTTCTGGATATACGCCAGTCTTTAGAAGCTCGGAAGCATCTATTTTAAAACCACCGCTTTTATCAGTTTCAAATGGCATTGACTAATCCTAAGCTGTTCGTTTCCAGATATAAGTAGTTATGTATGGCTGGAGGTTATTTTGAGGCTGCGTTTCACCTAGCGTTCCGTCCGTCTTGTCGCCACCAGTATATGCCGTAATTTTTTCATTGGCTAAGCTGTTTCCGTTTCCTGGGTTATCAACATCAAACCCTTGAGTAAATCCACCCGAACTTCCTGCTGGGTAAATCCCGCCATGCCTATGGCTTGGCATTTGATCCAAAGATAAAGTGTTATTGCTTGAACCGCCAACTTCTTGCGCTGTATCAAAGGCAGCATTTTTAACAAGCAAATCTGTTCCTGCTAAAGCACCATCGCTAACATTTGTCGCTGTGTAGACAATGTTTGTAGATGTTGTGCTATCAACTGTAAACGTGCCATTAGCGTCAGTATCGCTTGTAAAGCCGCTAACAACGATTGAATCGCCAGCAGATAGTGAATGACTCGCAACAACAAGTGTGACTACGTTAGATGAAGAGCTTGCAGAGGTTATTGTAGTGCCAGTATCAAGACCTACAATAGTACGACCTGCTGCATACGCTGCCCAAGTACCAAACGTAATACCGTTAAAGAAGTAATCAGCATCACCTGGATCAGTCGCTACAGTAGTTGTTAGCAAACTGCCTACTGGATATAAGCCACCAAGGATAGTTGTTAGCAAAGTGTCCTGATTAGTAATAGTGGATAAGTTTAAACAAAACCATTTAGATAGACTGTCATTCCACATAAAATCATAAGTGCCATCCACAACAAGGTCGCCAGCAGATAAAGCTGACCCATCGGCCTTTACTATATTAGCAGGGCTAGTTTGTGGAGATACAGTCAAGACTGGGATGGCTGTGGTGTTTGCTGCATTGATTCTTGCCGAGACTCTGGTGCCATCAACTATTGCAATTGACGGCAATCCATAATTAAGTGAATAACTTATTGGGCCTCCAGTTGTTGTCTCAACATCAACATTAGTTCGTTGCAAAGCAGTTATTTCATCAGAAGCAAATGAGAAATTATCACGAACGCTAGATGTAGTAGCCGTACCTGCTGTGGGGTTTGTTTTAATTATTGCTGAAGTCATTAGACTAACGGGCCTCCATTGGCTGCTATACTTTCGTCTTTAATTCTTGCTCTACCGATACCTTGCTTGGATCGTCTTGCTTGTACATTAGCAACACCCTCGTCAACCATACCTTTAAAGTATGCCACTCGACCGTCATCCTTAAGATAGACGTAAGCTTCGTGAAGTGCTGCGTTTAAATAAATGTCTTGCAGCAATACAGGGCCACTATCGCCACCGTTTAAATCCTTGTCTGCGCTATATAGAACGCTAAACGCATCTGTATTATCTGCTGCTGGTGTTGGAGCAAAGTAAATCTTATCGCCAGATACTGAATAGCGACATACTGATCCGCTTTCTGCTGCGTAGTCAAGAAGCTCTGACATTGATACAGCTTCTACTCTATGGCCATTTGAATCAGATACGCTAATAACAAACTTAGTACCTACTGGTAGAGTTGTAGCCTGAGCTACAGGAGTAATTTCTGTAAGAATTTCTTGCTCTACAATAGATAGTCTACGGTTTATTTTTAATTGCGCTAACGTCAAAAAGTCAGGTATCTGCGCTGACAAGTCTGATCTGTTTAACCAGTCGGCTATTGCTGCCTGTAGGTCTGCGTTTGTGTTTAAAGCCATTACAGTCTCGCTGTGGTGGTTTTCATGTAGGGGTAGTGTGTCTCAATGAGCTTGAAAAAGTATTTCCAATCAACATTATCTGCAAGAATATCTATACCATGTTCTTGCTTAATCTTCATGGCATCAGTCATAGACAAATCTAAGACTTGATGGTAATTCTGTTTTGGATCGTATTTAACCCAGTCGCTAGTGTCATTACGCTTTCTTTTATTGTCATCAAGAAGCTGAGTAATGTCCTGCGAAAATGTTTGGTGCATTCCACCATCATTTGTAAAATGAGTATCTTCAGTAACCCCGTTGTTAATCTCTCTTGCTGAAAATGACTTCATTACTTCTTACCTTTCTTGGCTGACTTCATTGGCTTTGCACCAGTCTTCTTTTTCTTTGGTGGACGACCTACTTTTGAACCGTATGTACCTTTTCCGCTTGGCATAATATTCTCCGATAGTTGAATACAGGAAAAGGGAGCCGAAGCTCCCTCACCCTAATTACTTATAAATTAAGCAATGTTGTAGTAAGCACCGTTAGCTTCTTCAGAACGACACTCTAAAGTGTAGTAACACTCTAAAAGTTTCTGTTCAGCAGAAGTTCGAGTAGCAATATCAGTGGTATGAATTTTCTTACCACCAGCAAATGCTAGACCCCAAGTGCTGTAGTCTACAGCGTACAAAGTGTTAGCTGGCATATGCTTGTTAGGAACAACAGCAACAGGGCCAAACTGAGAAACGTAAACAGCTACGCGAGAAATGATGTTGCCACCGTTGGTAGAGTTGCCGTTTAAGTTGCTATCAACATTGTCAGCCATACCGCTTAACTCGTTACGCAATGAAGATACAGTGCCAGCAGAAGCCATAAGCTTTAATGAGCCGAAATCGCCAGAGCTATTCCAAACACCGTCAAGCAAGGTGTCCATAGTAGCTTGAGCAATGGTAGCAGTTGCAGTACCTTTAACTGGAACAGTAGTACCGTCTGAAGCAGTGTTGTCAGAAGCGCCAGCTACACTATTGCCCGCTTGGTTAGTTAAGATCCAAGAACCAAAAGCAGCAGAAACACCAGGAAGTGCTGAAGTGCCTTGACGCTTAGTAGCACCAATAGTTGCACCAGAAGTTGCGGTATAAGCGCCTAATGTTTGTTTTTCAACATCCATTTGAAGCTCTTTACCTTTCTTCATTAACTGATAAGCCATTTCGCGGCCAGGAACACCTGCACGATCCATGAATTCAGCTTTGTTAGTTACAACAACTGAACTATCAGCGATTTGAATGAAGTTACCTTTACGAGTACGAGTTGTACCAGCTACAGCAGCGATTGGATCTCCTGCTTCAACTACTGCGTTGTCAGAGACAGCAACAGCTAAAGTGTCAGTCAACCATTCGTGAGTATCAGCAGTTGCTTTAGCTTGCGCAATACCTGAAGTGAAAGGAGTCTGAAAAGGAGTTACGTTAAAGATTACGTTACCTAAATCTTCACGAATGTTTTTTGCACCATCTAATACTGGTACTGAGGTTGATGTGATTGAAGCCATGATATTTTACCTAGTTAAAAGAATTGAGAATTAAATCTACGGCGGAAGCTTGTGAGTAAGATCCATCACTATTTGTTGCATCTCGCAACTGTTTAGACTTTGCCGCAGCCTGTTTTTGTTTCTTAGTTGATGACGCACCCTTTCTCAAAACAGTTTTAGAAGCTTTCTTGGTAGACTTTTTAGTGTCTGCCGCTTGCTTAACAGATTTATTTGCCATCGCAGCATCATGTAGTACCTTTAACACAATTGCATCTGTGATCGTATTAAGAGCTTCGGGTTTCCCGCCGATGCTTTCAAAATATTCACCCATTATTTCAACTTTCTGCGCCGCAACTTTTTGATCTGCAAAACTTGGTTCTAATTGAACTAAAAGCTCTGCTTGACCTTGCGACTCCGCCTGAAATTTTTCAGCTTGCTGTGCTGTGTACTGATCTGATACCGATGAGGCTATCTTGTTAATTTCGGATTCCTTTTGTTCAAAGATCATCCGCTCTTCTAATGCTGCTTGGTAAGCATAAGGATCTGACTCTTTTAACGCTAATAGCTCTTGAGTTGTATGGGTTGGTCGCTGACCGTATACCATTGCCGAAGCAACCTCTAACAGCTTTGCTGTTTCTTCTAAAGATTGGTTTCGTTCTGCTTCAAAAGTTTTACGCTCGTCAGATAATGCCTGAGTTTTGCGTGTGTAATCACCTTGCATCAAAATACCGCTTTTAATCTTATCGATGTCATCAAGACCATTCTCATTAAGATATTCGCGTGCATTAACTAAATATTCATATTCACCGTCTTCAAGCTCGATGTCACCAGAGAGTTCTTCTCCGCCTTCATCACCTTCTTCGGCTTCAACTTCTTCTAGTTGATCCAAGTTTTCTTCCACTTCTTCTTCAGAATATTCTTCCTCAGTTTCCGCTTCAGCTACAGGTTCATTTTCAATTTCTCCTAAATCTTCTTTAGGATTGATCATGCCCATTATTGCCTCTAATCCAGCATCCTGTGTAATGGGTCCGTTAATAGAGAGTTCCGAAGAGTTGTTCTCATTGTCTGACATTGTTATTTCCTCAAGGATCTGTTTCCAGTTGTCCTTATTGTTAAGTTATGATTTTTGGTTTTTGTGTTTCTTTTAGCTCAAGATACTGTTGCATGGTTGGCGTGTTAAACAGTTCATCTGTTAGGCCGTCAACATCCTGCATAGTAAGCTTTGTAAAAGCTACACCTCGCATCCAGTTAATTAGATCGCTAGACACGATAAAATATTCTTTATCTTCCTCTTTTGGTGAGGGTTTCTCGTTGGTTTGCATACCACTCCAAGTTTTCTTTTAAAGCCTTAACTACCTTAACCTCTCTCCAGATCGCTTCACCTTGTTCAGGTGTTGGTACGCTAGAAAAAGCCCTGTACAAATTATCTTCCATTTCTTGAAAAATAAACTGTATTGCTTCGTCTCCTATGAGCTTATGGGCAGCATTCGCCACCCTTAGCTTTGTTTCTGTATCAGCCTTATCACTTGCTAGGCTAGTTACCAATCTTGACTGCTCTCTCACTGCGTGCCTCCAGATTCAATTCGGCTACTTTAAACTCGTTTTCATCTTCATGCTTCTTAACTTCAAGCATAAATTCTTGCTCTTTAATCTCAAGCTCGGCCTGATCAATAGCAAGCTTACCTTGCTCAATTTGAATCTGAGCCATAACAGCTTCTTGCTGTGCTTGCATAGCTTGTTGTTCTGGGCTTGGACCTTCTTGCTGACCAGTAAATTCTTTACCTGGATCTGTGAAGTACCTGCCATTTGCGCTCTTATCATACAGTCTGACCATATCCTCTTGCAACTGTACAATCTGGTGAGGCATTACCGTAACACCTAGTCCGCCAGCGGCTACCATTTGCTGCTGTGCAGCCATAGTTTGCTGCATATGGAACAGTTGCTCAGTCTTAGATCCGTTACCTAATCCAACTAGGACAGACACATCTTTACGAGCATTCCATGTACGAGGATCAACCTCTACAAAGCGGTTATCTAAACGAAAGATAGCCTTGTCTTCTGCGTGAGCAATCTCAAGCTCATAGACACCCATAAACACTTTGCGCAAGAATTCACCAAACTCACGAGCAATAAGTCGAACTCGTGCTTGGCGTTTAGATAGCACTTGGCTAACTGCACCGGCAGCAGTGTTTCCGTTAAGAATATCTGGGCTTAATGAGTTATCAGTAGAGCCAACATCGTTCTCTAGCATCTGATCAGCCATACCCATCATATTATTGGTATGTGCGCCAAACGAAGGCTGGTTAGGGAATGAGATAGCATTAGGATGCTTAACAAGGTACGGAGCGCCAGGCTTGCTGCTCATTACTGAGTCTAGGTCTACTTGGCCCTCAACGACCACAGGGCGACCGTTATTTAAGTTGTACTGATTATCTAGCTGGTTGCGCCAAAGCGTACTCTTCATCATCTGGATAGGTGCTGCGGCATCCGCTGGGCAAAGACCTGTTAGGCGATGAGGAATACGGATAGGAGTCCAGATATTAAATGGAATCTCATCAGTCTCTTCGACCATAAGGACCGTATTACCTATTCGGCATACTTTGACTAGCTCTGCATGACCATCTTCGTTTCGGTCACAACGCATGTAGACTTCATGCAAATCATAAAGCTTAACTATGTCATCTTCTTCTTCACCATAGCTATCGGTATCAAACTCTCTAGCTAGGCGCTCTGGAGAATCGTACTCGGTGTAACCTGATGATGTACTTGCCTTGTCTACTTTAGCCTCGTCAAAACCCATGTCTAACAATTGAGTCTTGCTCTTTAAGCTTCGATGACGAACATATCGCGCATCTTCAATAGATGTGGCTGTTTCGTTTATAGCAAACTCTTCAGATGGGATTACTTCGATTCGCGTACTGCCTTTAGACATTGTGCGTATCAACTTACCGCTAAAAGTAATCTCTAAACTAACATCGTCTTGTAGTTCTTCAAATTCAGTGATTTCTACTTCGGGATCTGCACTAAGCAGCATAAAAGCTTGCTGAGATATGTCGTCAAAACTATGGTTAGTGATCTCATCTTCTATAGACCACCAGCGCTTAATAACACCTTGACGCTGAAGTAAGCCATCCATAAGGCTATCTAAGATGTTGCCAAAGCCATCATTCTGACGATAGAACACATAGCGAACCCAGTCAGTAGCTTGTTGAGCTGCATCTAAATCTTCTGGACCTGTAGGCTCAAAACGAACAGTCTCATCATCCGCAATAAATAACTCAGCTACATCTGCCTTAATATTCTCAACGGTTTGATATACCTCTCGTGTAACAACGCTTGAGTAGCCCTCCCGTTCATTTCCGTAGGGATCACCAAGATAATAGCGAATAAGATCAGCCCTAGTTTGCGCTGCATCACTATCCAGGTTATCAGAAACATTATCTTCATAAGCTCTAATTGTCGTCAGTAATTCTTTGTTGTTGATCATTATGTGACCCAGTTGTAATTGCTATTAGATTCCTTAGTTTCCCAAGGCTTTCCTCTACCCTTTTTGCTCTTTGGCGCTTCTGCAAATCTTTGGCTTTGGAAGCAGTATCTTGTTGCTGACATTAAATCGTCTGCTTTATCTACTATCTTTCCGTTTTCGCCAAAGTGATAACCGCCGTACTCTTCCTGCCAGTAGTAACAACTTTTAAACACCTTAAACAAATTCTTTTCCATTGCTTGAGATATAGCTGTTATGCCTGCCGCTATCTTTATATCCCCTTTAGTTTGAGATATGTCGGGTGGGTTTGTAAAGTGTTCTGGTAAAAAGTTTACACCCTCTTGGCGATACTGCTGCGCCATAGAATCACCACCATCGAATGTTCTATTACCATCGTGCGGCCAAGCTATAGGTGGCTCTACTGGCCTAGCTTTAATCGCAATGGCGTGCTGAGTAGCAGTTTGTCTTGATTGCCTGTACTCATCTACAATGTAAAAGCAGCCATTCTCAGGGTTTATAGCTCCCCAAACAATAGCTGTAGGGTGATCAAACCCAAAATCGATACCGCATATTCTTTTCCAGTGAGTAGGTATTGGGAAGTCATCAACTACTAACTTGTCAACTCCGTATGGGAACACCATACCTCTACCAAATACCGGCTTACCTTTTGTTCTCATCTCTCGTTCGTTAGGTAGGTACTGAGCGAGTATCTGCTCTTTTGCATCCTCATCTAAATGGGGAGCTTCATCCCAACCTGCTTGAACTAGATACTGACCTTTCTTTCTATCGGTCATAAACTGTCGAATAACAGGAGTCATCCCGCTTTCTGGGGTAAACGTCATCATAACGAAACCCTTCTTATCCAGTGTACGAGTTAGACACTGAGTATATATATTCTGTGCTGGCTGCTCATCTAGCCAGATCCAATCAAGAGAAGAACCCATGAACTTCTCTTCGCCCATCTCGTAAGACTTAAACGATACGACTGACTCGCCTATATGCTTTCCGCTCTGATCATGAAACTTAACAACAATACTTTCTACTGCATTAGGTATCTGTGGCTTTCTAACTACATCAACAACGCAGTCTCTTGGTATCGACCCAGAGCCTCGTAAATTTATGTTTACGGGATCACCTAATAGCTCACGCTGTAAAATGTCTCGTGTTGTAGCTGTACTCGCACCTGCTGCCCATGCAGTAATAGGCTTTGTAAATCTATGCCCAGTCCACCAATCAGGATATATACCTGTTAAGTGGCAAGCTGTAATCCTTGCACCCGTATAAGTTTTACCAACCCTGTTACCCGCCATAGCGAGACACTGGTTAGCTTCATCGGTTGCGTTAGAAAGCTTTTCCTGCCAACCATAAGGCTCCCATTGAGCCAGTTGGTTGTACAGTTTTCTCTCATCGCGCTCCTGCATCAATAACAGAAGCTTTTCTTTTTCAGCCTTCTTTAAGTTTTTGGACATTTTGGGATGATTCAATCAGCTCGGATAGTTGTTCATCAAGTTCTGCATCAGACAAGTCCGATACGGTTTTAGTAAGGTTTACTTCTTTAGGTTTATCGTGACCTGTTCTGTGCAGAATATCTTGAGCAGCCTTTAATCTAATGGCCGCTCCATTTTCAGGATTACACATAATGTCTTCGATTATCTGAGTTGCCAAACTGGCAACCTGATTCTCTTCAATAAGATCATCACGGCGATCTTTAATAATGTCTTTTAGATCCTTGTACAAGCGGTACGCATTACCGTTATCCGGTGCGTAACCCGCTAGTGCAAAGGCATCCATAACAGTCATTTTTGTAGGATCTCGGCCTTCGTGATAACCACGCGCCATTAACCCTACAAATTTTTCCTGTTGTTTTGTTAATGTTCTTTTCTTTTGTTTTTTAATCATTAATTAGATTCAATTCGTGTAGATGATCGTGTGGCTGACTTTGTAAGTCTATACTCTTGAGCTATTCGCTTATTGTTTTGAATAAAGCCGTTTGAATCAAACTGATTTACAACAACACCCATACTACGCCAGCCTTGAATAGCATCATTGACTTCAATGGTAACATACTCATTCTCTTCTAGGGCTGGAACTGCGAATACTTGCAGCTCTTGGCTAGGCTGTAATGTAAATGGCGCTGATGTTGCTGCAACTGAAGTTGATGAAATATAAGTAACAGCTCTAGGTGCGTCTGGGCCAGGAACTACAGTTTGATAAAACCCAATAACTGGTGTTGACGGATCATAAGCAACCCCAGCAAAATCTAAAGTTAATCCTGAAATTGGAGTTCCAGCATCAACGCAAGGACTGGCGCTTGTTAAGTGAAAATCGCAATCTTTCCAGTTATGAGAAGAATAAGCAGATACTTTTGGGTCTGGTAGCGCTCGTTGGTACTTGTTAGAGTTGTCTCCTGCGCCAATAGCTACAGTGGTATTAAAATAAGGGGGTATATCAGTAGCATCTGTAATTACCCAGTTTCCACTAATATAACTTAGCTTATTAACACTATCATTAAGTCGAGTATAATAGCAGTTATTTGTCTCAGCTAGACTTCCAGTAGTAAATGCAACCGTTTGCTCTATACCGCCTGATTCGCTTCCTAAAACTAAAGTATTTTTAAGGGTTATTGTGGCAGCATTAGATGTATTACGAAGACCTAAATGTGAGTTATGGAAAACACAGTTAGCCACATCTACAGTAGCTGCTGCGGTTACACTTACAGATCTGTGTGATTGAGTCATTAAGCAGTTTCTAACTGTCAGTATAGAGTTAGAGCTTGACGCTACGAGAGTGGCAAACTCAGCCAAACCTATTACACAGTTTTCTATAGTTGCACGCGCTCTAACAATAAAAGCATCTTGGTTTCCATATAAGATATGCAAACCTTTAAATGTTTGATGATTAAAAGCTATATCAACGTAATTATCGGCTGTTGAAATCATAACTTCGTGTGAAGTTGCAATACCATCTGCGGGTCGAAAATAAAATGTACTATAACCTAAGCTGTCAGCATCACCGTAACCAAATTCTCCAGCCTCAAGCGCCCCAACAACAGGAGCGTCACCATTAGCGGCTGTTGCGCCTAACTGCTCTAACGCTTTGTTAGCTCCGGCTACAGAGACTCCTCGGTAGTAGCCGTCTACTGTTGCAGTCTGAACGGTTATTGAAGGATTTGATCCATTTGCTAAAGTCAAATAAAACACATTAGCTTGAGAAGATGGCTGCCACGCATAAGTAGAATCTAAATTAACATTAACGGCAGATAACAATCGTCCTTGAGTCTTACCAACCCATTGCTGCCATACATTATTATTATTTAATGCACCTTGCTTTAAACCATTAAATGTTTGAGTTAAGTAGTGATCGCCAGCAATGTTAATAACATTATTTCCGCCAGCATCTAAATCACCAGCTACCAAGCTTTCAAAATTTAAATACGGATTAGCTTCAGAGCCATTATTGCCTGTTGCTGTAGACGTTGAGTCTATATATATTGTCTGAGCCATTACTTATTCCTTTAATTAGATTCTATTCGAGTAGATGATCGTGTAACAGATTTTGTTAATCTGTATTCTTGAGCCACACGTTTGTTATTGGCTATAAAACCATTTGAATCAAACTGATTTACAACTACGCCCATTGATCTCCAGCCCTGAATAGCATCATCAACCTCGATGGTAACATACTCATTTTCTTCAAGGTCTGGAACCGCAAATACTTGTAGCTCTTGACTAGGTTGTAGTGTAAACGCAGATGAAGTAGCTGCTTCTGTTCTTGAAGATATGTATGTTACTGCTCTTGCAGGAGATGATCCAGCTCCTGTAGTAATAACACTTGTTATTGTGTTATCAATATTTGCACTTGTTTCGTCTGTTGATTTCCAGCTAGTAAGTGATACTGAGGTTTGACCAGCACCACCAGCATCTTTTGTGCAAGGTGTTGCCTTAGTAAAGTCATCAGCGTTTGCATAAGTGTTAGACGCAAAGGTAGCAGTGTTATTTTCAGCCACTTGAATTAAGCCTAATGCAGCTTTTGTTGCAGCAGATATTTGAATTGCATTTGACTGGATTAATGCACCAGTGCTGTTTTTTGTTGGCGATTGAGTGTCATCAGCAATAACAAGCATAACTGTACCAGAACAATCTGGAGTAACATCTACGATGTTTCCGTAAAATGTTGTGTTTGTAACGCCTTTTGCTTGGATTCCAGATCCAACATTAGCGGCTGTAGAGCCAAAGCTTCTTATGATGTTTCCGTAATGTCCGCCACCAATAGTTCCCTTACAAAGTAATCCTAACCCACCATTAGAGACAATGTTAAATGAACTATTACAATCAGTCTGATGACCAAAGAATATAGAGTGACCAGTAGAGTTTCGGAAAACTTCACTGCCATTCATTGTGTTGTTTGTCATTGTTCCTTTGTTTGCTTTGTGATCTAATGCAGCATCACTTCCATCGTGACCAAAGCGAATCATAAACCCGCCAGTAGTATCAATGTACCCTGTGTTATTTCTTACAATGCAGTCGTTTGCAGTTAATGTTGCTGTATCGCAGTCAACAACAATTAATGATCCAGTGCCAGTTGTAGAGTCAGCATAACAACTTACATTGTTGCCCTCTATTAATGCGCTATCAATGTTTAAAACTCTTATCATTGGATGCTCAATTTGACTTACTGATGACGAAAGAGTACAAGTTATAGAATTGTCTTTTACAATTGCTGTGCAAGGTGCTGCGTCAGCAGAAAGGTAAATTGGAGACTCTCCGTTAGTCTTACCTGTAATAGTTATAGTATTGTTTTCAACTAAAACATCACCCTCTCCAAGAGTAATAGCCCTTAACAAGCCCCTAGTCGATACTCCAGTTAAAGTATTTCCTTTTACTGTTAAATTAGCTTTTGTAAGTGCGTTGGTAATATTAATTCCAAAAATAGCATTATTTTTGAATGTATTGTTTTCGCATACCACTGTGCAAGCACTTGCTCCGTTATTTGCAACCCAGACTCCGTAGTTTGGGGCTACTGGGCCAGAATCATCCATTACAATGCCGCTAACACCTACAGTTTGCCCTGACAGATCTGTTGACCATCTAAAAGCTGCTGTTGCTGCGCTAGGCTGCACTGTAACTGATCCATCAACCTGCGCCTCAATAGTAATACCAGTTTGAACAAGAGCATAACCATTAGATCCTGTTTGCATCTCGGTGGCGTTATAGACCCCAGAGCCAACAAGAACTCTGTCTCCATCTACACAGTCGGCATGAACTGCTGAAAATGTATTATATGCAGTAGCCTCAGTTAATCCGTCTGAGTTATCACCTGTTTTATTCCAATATCTTGTGGTCATTACTTATTCCTTTAATTAGATTCTATTCGAGTAGGTGCTTGAGTTGTTGATTTAGTAACTCTGTATTCTTGAGCTACACGTTTATTATTCTTGATGAAACCGCTAGTATCGTCTGAGTTAATAATAGCACCCATTGTACGCCAACCTAAGCTCACGTCATTTACTTCAATGGTAACAAACTCATTAGCTGCTAGTCTTGGTTCTGCAAAAACTTCTAACTCTTTACTAGGTTGTATTGTAAATCCAGATGAGGTTGAAGCTGCTTCTCTTTCAGATATATATGTAACCGCTCTAGGTGCAACGCTTGTAGGAGCAACATAACCAAAAGCGTCATCTCTATACAAGATTCTAGTAGGCTCAAAAGTAGTAATAGTAGTTTCAGAGTAGCTTGTTCCATTTACTGTTACTAAGTTACCAACCTGAAGTCCGCCATAATAGTTTTGACTTGTAGTTAGATTTTGAGCAAACTGTGAAACCTCATCAATACACTGACCCTCTATACCTTCAAACACGTTTTTAGAAATAACTAAATCGTTAGTCTGATCGGTTCTAATGCTAATTGCATCTCTTACAGATCCTGTTACTCCAGTAAACGCAAAAGTGTTGTTAGTAATAGACGAGTTAAGCCAATTACTATGCAGTCTAATCATCAAGTCATTGCCATATAGTAAGTTATTATTAATAACTAATTCGTCAATGGTCATTCCACTATCTGTGTAAATACCATAAACTGCGTTATTAGAGGCTCCTGTAATTTCACAGTTTTGAATGGTTACTCTGGTTACGCTGCTATTTGCTAAAAATTTGAATCCGTTACTTGCCGCAGCTCTAGTCTTTATACCGTCAAATGTAACATCGGTTACGTTTTGAATGTTATTTATTGAAGAAGCAGACCCGCCAACTATATCTATATTTTTAAACACTGTTGAGCTTACATTACTAACTTCATATATGCCTGTATCTGTGTTATCTAGTAATTTTAAATCAATTAATAAGCAGTTATCTTCTGCGTAATTAACTTGGAGACCCTCTAGGCTTCCTTGAGATATACAGTTTCGTATTGTTGAGCTTTTAATTGGATGAGTAACAGGATCGCCAGACATTGTGTAGCCTCGCGTTGCTGCGTCTAAAACTATACAGTTTTCAATTAGGCAATCTGACATCCCCTGGCCTACACTAGCCGTACTTAAACTCATACCTCTAAACCTTGCACCAATACTTGAGCAGAACTTAATACTGCACCCAATGCTGTGTCTTATTCTTATATCGTCCCAAAGTGCATTGGATGTTTGGCAGCTATGTACATGGCAATCATTTGAGCCAAGCATATCAATATTCTGCTTTTCGGAGTTTTTTACATTAAAACCTTTTATAAGAACGCCAGTTCTTGTCTCGCATTCTATACCTACATCTAATCCGACCGCATCTATAATTGTAGTAACACCGCTATACTTGCCCGCTAAAGTAACTCCGTTTCGAGCAACTATTAAGCTCTCTGTAAATGATCCTGAAAAGTTTATGGTGTCGCCAGAAGAAACAGATCCCCATGCAATACTAGCAAATGTATTCCACGGTGTTGATA